CTCTCGGGCATCGTAGTTTAGCGACCTACTGTCGGAGTACTTTATATGACTGCAAAAATCTCGCCAGGATCAATTTACATTGTCGATCGCCTTTTGAAGAATGGTACCGTTTTCGGTACTGATGATTCAAGGTATCTCAATTGGGTTGATTCTTTAATCGGCGAAAATACACCGGATTGGAAACGTCGCTTGAAGGAGGGGCTTTCTGCCACTTCTACTTGCAACGGTATCCGAACGGAGTATCCTGATTCTCGCGGCTCTATAACACTCGATGTTGCGAATCCTTCGTTAGGCAAGATTGACAAACTCGAAGTTTTTGGGTCTGTCTACCATGCCTTACCTAGTATTCTCCCTATCACTGACTCCGGTACACAAGCTAAGGCCGTCGCTCGTTATATCGCGAACGCTCGCTCTGCTGTTAAATCTGCGGATGGTCTGCAGATCCTCGGCGAGCTGCGTGAAACGATATCTATGTTGCGACACCCTCTAGAATCAGCTCAGCATCTTGTAACGGGCTATGCGGAGAACCTCGCTTATATTCGTAAGAAAGGTTCGCCAAAGACTCGTCTCAAGGCTGCTGCTAATCTGTATCTAGAACTCCAATTTGGTTGGAAGCCCTTGCTAATGGATATTAAAAGTATAATATCTGCTGCGCAAGAGCTCGAGAAACCTATACGTACTCATATAAACGGGGGTGATACCCTTGATTATACGAACGTACTGGTTCCTGGCCAAGTTACTAACCTTCGTGGTATTCCTGTAACTGTCACAGTCGAAGAAAAGTCTTCTGTGAACTATCATTACAAGGGTGCCATGGTTGGATCATGCTCTGGACCTGTCGACGCGAATTCCCGTTTTGGGATTCGTTTAGATGAGTTCGTTCCCACAGCATGGGAGTTACTGCCTTTCAGTTTTCTCGTTGATTACTTCACCAATATCGGTGATATTCTCAACTCTGCATCGTATTTCGATGCAAACATAGCATGGACAAACTTCACGACTAGGCAGGAGCAGATACGTTCAGTATCTATCTACCCTAATCATGTTGAATGTAAAAATGCTTATGGAGACAACTTTATCTCGGCAGGAGGGCTTATAACCTTCCAGGCGAAAACAACTACATTCGGTAGAACTGCACCGACGACTCTTATGCCATCATTTACTGCACATTTGCCAGCAAATGGATGGCAGGTCGCTAATATGACAGCTGTTTTCATTCAACTCCAAAAAATGACGCCTTTTTGACGTCTTAGAGGTATTATGTCCATTGTCATCACATCGCCCATTACGGGTGCCGCTCAGACAGGGTTCACAGCCCCAACATACACACTAATTGCAGACTTTGCGCCCGGAAATGATGGGCGTCAACAAGCAGTAAGTGCTGTTGGTGGTACTCAAGCTGGTGTCAACGCTCATTCAGTGGCAGCTCCGTTTACGCTCACGGTTACTAAGCCGAAGGTCCTTAAAACCCTTCAGCCCGTTAACCCTGTGACCGGAAAACTCGGAACTGTTGCGAATAACGTTTACAAATTCAAGACTCGTAAAGGCGTTTTGCCTCTTGCGGGTCAGGCTTATGTAATTTGTGACATCACTACTATCTTAACTATCCCAGCGGGTTCTGATTTAGCTGATCCAGCTAATATCAGAGCAGCTATTTCAGCGCACATTGGTGCTCTGAGCCAGCAATCTGCCGGGATAGGTGATACCGCTGCTTCTGGTATCATTTAGAGATAGTAACTTTAACTTGAGGATACATCTATGAACCTTTGCTCTGATGTTCTTTTACTCAACCTGGATTTAGATATATCTAATTTCGGCCCATTAACCCAAAAAGATAAACTTGCATGCGACTCTCTCCGTCAAAACTTGCTCAAAAAGCTAGTTACAAAGAGGAGTGAACTAACGGCACACAATGCCATTAATACATTCCTTTTGATGAACGAGAAGTGCGCTAGCGAGTTTAATATTTGGGATCATGATGAGCTGTCTGTTAGAATCATTAGTGAGGCAAGACATGATCTCTATAACGATTTCTGTCTCTCTCCACCCTCGGCTCTACATCTATATGAAAATATGGGTTTCGGGCCAGGGGCGAGTGTTAGAGCTGACGGTTCTTCTTTCTATGAGAAGATATCATCTCGCTCTAAAACGTCGACTTCTGAAGATCTAGTAGCTGACTATAAGCATGCGCTTGTTCTAAAGCCCGTATGGTCTCAATTTAACGACCAACACGAGTGTGAATACAAGCTCATTCCAGGTAACAGTCTTTCTGTTGTTCCGAAGAATGATAAGACAGATAGAGTTATATGTACAGAGCCCCTTTTGAATATGTTCTATCAAAAGGGTCTGGAGTCTTATTTGCGGAGATTGCTGAGCAAGTATCAAAATATTGATCTTGCAACGCAAGCTGAGCATAATAAAGCTTTAGCTCTCATCGGTTCGATTGACGGTTCTCTGTCAACGATCGATTTGAAAAGCGCCTCTGATACAATATCGCTTAGCTTCTGTAAGTACTTCCTACCTGATCTTTTATTCAAACTATTAGATCATTGCAGAAGTCCTTTTACTCGTCTCCCTTCTGGGGAGTGGGTCGAGCTAAGTATGATATCTTCTATGGGAAACGCTACTACTTTCCCACTGCAGACTCTTATCTTCTCTTATCTAGCGAAGGCCGCGATCAGGATCATGGGTAACCATGGTAATGATCAGCGTTATGGAGTCTTTGGCGATGATATAATTATACCTACCGGTATATTCAATCATTTCTGTAAAACTCTAACGTGTTGCGGCTTTATAGTTAACTCTGAAAAATCATTCTCAGAGGGCTATTTTCGCGAGTCATGCGGAGGCGATTTCTACGCCGGGTTCGATGTTCGGGCGGTTTACTGCCATAGTCTCGAGAACCCGCATGACGTGTACTCTTTAATCAACCGGCTTAATGTGTGGTCTGCAAAACAGAGAATTTTGCTACCCAACACCGTGCAGTACCTTTTGTCATCCGTTCGCCCCATTTTCATTCCATTATATGAAGATGATGGCTTCGGACTAAAAGTTCCGCGTAGTGTTGTCTATTCGGATAAATACCGGGCATATACACAATATGTGCCTAGTATCGATCTGAGAGAACAAGGCTTACAGCCCATTAAGTTTAGATATGATGCAAAAGCTGTACTCGTATCTTTGTTGAAGGGTTCACTCTTCGGCGGTTGCTTGACTCTTAGAAATACTAAGAAGCGCAGCCGTTACATCCGTAAAGTGTGTCCAAGTTGGGATACGCCTAACGTGGCATCAGTTTTGAATAAAGCTGATGTTTTGGCGTGGTGGAAGTATACCACGTGCGTTAATCTAAATTTGGCTGATTAACGCTCAAAAACGTCTCTTGGTTGCTCTTAGCCTAGCAGAAAAAA